AGCATTATCAACAACACCAACTGATAGAGTTTGGATTGGTAATACTGGTTCAGTAGATGAATTAAGATTAAGAGCAAGTGGTGCTATTGATATGGACTCACATACACAAGTTGATATAACTGCACCATTCGTAATAGTTAGTTCTTCATTAGATGTGGAGCTAGGATTTACCGCATCTTTATCAGGTGGACATGCATGGGTTGGGGATGAAGCAACTGGTAGAAGTTATCAAGTTCCAACATCATCATTTGGTGGTGGTGGATTTACAGCAACTTATTTTAAAACAGGCCTTCAACCAATTGATGCAAATATTAACTCAACATATGCCGTAGAAAATAATATATTCACAACAGCATCTGCAATATTAAATCCTGATAGTTGGACATATACAGATTCCGCAATCACAATTCCATCAGATGGTGTTTATGTTGCAACTATAAATGTTAGCACATATTATTCATCTATTTCCAGTGGAGCTGAAAGAGGAACTCCTACTTTTAGATTTAAAGTAGGCGGTACATCTATTTCAACCGATAGCGTTGCTATTTATAATAGAATTAGAAATATTAAGTATAGTGGTAATATGTCTGTATTATTTGAAGCCACCGCAGGAGATGCATTTCAAATAGAAACAGTTAGAGGTGATACTGCTTTAACAACTCCATGTTTTATTGAAAATAATATTTCTAGTATTTCAATACATAAAATAAAGGATTAAATATATTTTTGATAAATTTTTCATATTACTATTTACCCCATAGCAATTTGTTATGGGGTTTTTTTTCATCTTTTTTCGTTTCATTATATGTATTAGTATATATAATGGAGAACCCTGATGAAAATTAATGATTATTTAAACAAGAACTACTATAAGTTATTGTTGTTGTTTAAGAAAATAACACACAACCACCAAAACGCTGGTGATTTACTTAATGATTGTATTCTTAACTTTTTACTTAAAGGAGATGTGTATTGCAACCAAGTTTTAGAAGATGATAAAGTAGATAATTATTTATCTAAAATGGCAAAGACACAATACAATTCTAAAACCAGTCCTTTTCATTTTACTTACCGAAATCCTAACCATATTCAGGAATTACCAAAGGAAGTAAATAATTTAGAAGATAAAAGAGATGAAGAATTGGATGTAGATAAGATGGCAAGTGATATAAACGTTTATATTGGAAGTTTAAACATTTATGAAAGAACTATTGCCAGTAGACACTTTGGAAATGGAGACTCACAAAGAAGTTTAAGTAAAGAATACAATATCAATAGAATACACATTAGCAGAACGGTAAATGAAGTCCGTTCAACCATACAACAAAAATTCAAAAAGGAAAATTATGAAAGAGATTAAAAACTACCCAGATTACAAAATTGATGCAGATGGAAATGTATATTCATTCAGAGGTAAAAAGAATGGATATAAGTTAAAAGGAATACATTCATCACAATCAAGAAGATACTTGCAAGTTGGTTTATATTCACCATTTGGTAATAGACCTGAATTTAAGTATATACACCGATTAGTATGGGAAACATTCAAAGGAGAAATACCAAAAGATATGCAAGTAGACCATATTGATGGTAATCCAGCTAATAATAAATTAACTAATTTAAGATTATTGACACACAAAGATAATGTAAAGATATGGAATTTAACATCCAGAAAGAATGGTGATTTAAGATTGAAAAGAGATGAGATAATCAAAATGCATGAAAGTGGAATGACATATTCCAAAATAGCAAGACACTTTGGTTGTGTTACAGAAACAATCGGTAGAATAATAAGGAATACCGTTCATGGTCCAACAGCTACCAAAAATATTACTAAATATGAAAAGTTTGATAGTGAAGAATTAAATAAAATATATGAAAAAGGTACTTTGTAAAATCCAACTTGGAACATGGTTGGAAGAATTGATAGATTTTGTTACATTTGGAAATGGAGCATTGGTAGCATATAAAATTGCTACCAAGCTCGGTTATAAAGATTGCGGTTGCCAACGTAGAAAAGAATGGCTTAATAAATTAACTTGTAAAGAAAATGGCTAAAAAAGAAGTAAAATTAGATACCCACCAAGAAGCAAAGATGTTACTTTGGTTGGAAAGATATGCTAAAGGTATTATTAGGGGAGAAGGTAGAGGATTGTTGTATGAGATATACAGTTGGTTCGGTGATGGTAGAGATACATCAACGTGTAGTTGTTTAGATAGTGATACATGGAAAAAGGTAAAGAACTTTGTTGATGGTTGGAGTTGGAGTGAAGAAGTTCGTAAAACACCGAAGTTTGCACAAGTTCTACCAACTTTAGCAATATTAGAAGAACCAGAAGAACAATCGACCCAACCCGTTACGGTAGACCTTAAAAAGGTGGCACAAAAATTGAAGAGGAAGAAAAAATGACATATACAAAGAAACAATTAGAAAAGATGGCATTAGAAGCTATCGCAAATAATAATATAACCACAATAACTGAATTATCAGCATTTCTACCAATTTGTAGAACTACTTTTTATAATAAGAATTTAGATAAGGTACAAACAATACAAGATGCAATAACACATGAAAGATTGTGTATGAAACATAAGTTAAAAAAGAAGTGGTTTGAAAGTGATAATGCATCTTTACAGATTGCACTTTATAAATTGATGGCAGAAGAAGATGAGTGGATGCGATTAACATCACAAAGACATCAGGTGGAAACACCAAGTACAGGAAGTATAACATTCAATTTTTCATAATATAGGTAAAGCAAAACAAAATGAAAGAGCATAGTATTTATGCGAGTTATTGGGGAAGTAAAGATGGTAAAGTATTTAGTACCAAAAGACAAGACTCAAAAGAACTAAAACAACATCATACAGGTTCCAAATTACAAGTTAAATTACATAACAAATTAGTAACGGTTCATCGGTTTATTTGGGAATGTTTTAATGGTACTATTCCAGCTGATTATGTTATCTACCACAAAGATAATGATTATACCAACAATAGATTGGATAATTTAGGTATGAGAACAAAATCAGAACATCAAAAAATGGTAATGAAGAAACGATGGAGTTCAAAGGGATAAAACCTTATCAATTTCAAAAAGAAATTATAGATGATGTCTTAAATACCGATGCCTTTTATTATACAATGGTAACGGGGAGACAGATTGGAAAGACATTGTTATTAATCAACTTATTATTATACTTTTCAATCAATAGAGCTAAAAGTAATATACTTTGGGTATCACCTGTTTATTCACAAGGTATAAAGGTCTTATCACAAATACTTGATGCGATTGGTGATAGTGGTATTGTTAAAGAAGCAAATAAAAGTGAAAAGATAATATCGTTGGTAAATGGCAGTAGGATATATTTTAGGTCATCAGAAAACCCAGAAACTATTCGTGGTTTATCAGTTAATTATGCATTTTTAGATGAAGCACAAGATATAAGTGATGATGCTTTTTATAAATCTATTCTACCAACCTTAACGGCTGCAGGTAAGAAGTTATTTATTGCAGGAACACCAAAAAGAAAAACGTGGTTCTATACCTACTTTCAAAGAGGACAAGACCAAAATGAACCACAATATCGTTCTTATACAGGTCCAAGTTCCATTTCACCGTATGTAAGTAATTCATTTATTGAAGAACAAAGAAAAGTTCTACCTGAAAACATCTTTAGACAAGAGTTTTTAGCACAATGGGTAGAAGGTGAAGGTGCGGTATTCCAAAATATAAGAGAAGCATGTGTTTTAACGGGTTGGAGTGAAACCAAAGATAAATGTTTTGCAGGACTCGATGTTGGAACAAAAGAAGATTACACCGTATTAACGATTTTAGATAGGTCTGGTCGGTGTTTATACATTTGGAGAATGAGACATCAATCTTACCAAGAAATCATCAGGAAAGTGGTAGAAATAACCAAGAAGTATAAAGCAGAACTATTGGTTGAAAGTAATGGTGTTGGAGACCCAATATATGAAGAAATAAAATCAAAATGGAGTAGAACAAGCCCATTTATAACCAACAATAAAACCAAACAAAATATTATCACCCGTTTAATCTCTGATTTACAAGAAATGGAACTACAACTACCCAATGAAGACCTTTTCCCACCCTTAAAATCAGAATTGGAAGCGTATGAGTATAAATTCAGTCCATCAGGTTTAATTCAGTATTCAGCACCCAACGGATTACACGATGATACCGTTATGAGTTTAGCACTTGCAAATTGGCATCGAACAACAGCAACACATAAAGGAAGTATTTATGTTTCAAAAATTTAAAAATGTATATTTATTTATACCAAACCTATTGATGTTGAAACTTTTTTGAGAGCTTGGGGGAACTTTGCAAGGCATTGTTCCCCTTTGTACGTCTATACCATTTTAAAAATTTTAATATAATATATTATGAAGAAAAAAGTACAACTACCAGCTTATATTTCAATAGAACAATATTCAGTAATCAATAATACTGAACACTTGTCTGACTTGGAAAGAGTTATCAAAATAATTTCAAGAATAACCGAAACCGACGAAGAAGAAATTAGACGTTGGAATATCAATAGTTTGAAAGAAGTATTCAATGGAATGCAAGAAAATCTATTTGATTATACACCAATGTTATTACCAATCATTGAATTTAATCATACGATTTGGGGATTACAACCAATATCTAAAATGTCAGTTGGTGAATACATTGATTTTGAAAACATCTTAAAGACTGGAGATTTAGCAGAGTTAATGGCAATTCTATACAGACCTATCGTTAGAAACGATTTAGGGGGGCTAGAATGGAAGATAAGAATGAATTTGAAGTATGTAATGGGAAAGACAGAAAATCTCTTTAAATACTATGATATTGAGAAATACGATAATACCAAAAGAACCCAACGAAAAGAAATCTTAAAACACCTACCAATTCAATTAGCAATGGGAGCATTGGATTTTTTTTTATCCATAGGCATTCAATCACAAGCAAATATCATTCTCTCTTCCCCGAACCTAACGGAGATGGAGAAGGAAGTGATGAGACAGGAGATGAAGATAATGGACCAACTTTCAACCAATTTTGGGGTTGGTTCGGAATATTGGCCGAATTGAGTAAAGATGGTGGTATATTAAGATTAACAGGAGAAACAACAATAACTGATGTAAATTATATAACCGTTTTAAATTGGTTAAGTTATCAGAAAGATTTAGCTGAAGAAGAAGAAAAGAGAAGAAAGAAAATAATGCAAGAATACAAAAGGAGATAGGATGAAAAAATGGATAGTGATAGCAAAGATGATAGTGGATTTGGGGATATATATTTATGATAAGATTAAGGAACGTAAAGATAAGATAGTCAAAAGTTTAAGGAAATAAATTATGACAAATTATAATGAAATAATTAACTTATTTGAAGTTATCGTAACAGACCACAATTACTACCGAAATTTCGGACATGGCAGTATAGAGTGGATAGATGCAAGAGTAAATCGTGGTTATCCACTTTTATTTGTCAGACCAATGACATCTTCTGGTTTATCAGGTAATGATGGAAGATTAAGAACTTTAACTTTTGAATTATATTCTTTGGATGTGCCAAAGATTGGAGATGAGGACCAACGAAAAGTTTTAAGTAATACAGAGCAAGGTTTATATGATGTATTTGGATATTTTACAGATGGACCTGTCCAATATCCAGTTGGAATAACAATGGTAAACATAGTTCCCTTAACAGAGGCATTCCAAGACCGTGCAACTGGTTGGGTGTCAACGGTTAACATAGATACAAATGGACAAGGAATTTCATATTGTAAAATGGCGTAACAAAATGGTAATGACATTGGAACACAAAATATCATACATAGGCGGGTTTTTATTCAGTAGTGGAGCAATGCTTATGAATAGTACATGGGAATTGGCGATGGTAATACTTACAGGTTTTTTAGGTGGCTTCTTTGGTTTATTAGGTAAAGAAGCATTTAATCATTTTAAGATAAAGATATGGCGAAGAAGAAAGTAGTAGAAGCACTACAAGAAGCAGGTAGAAGATTAAGGGAAAGTATAGTAGACCGAATGATTGGAGAAGGTCTCCTAAAGACAGGTGCGTTGGGTAGAAGTATTCAAGATAAGGTAACTGAAAATGATAATGGTTCAGTATCTTTAGAAATACAGATGTTGGAATATGGTATCTTTCAGGATAGTGGTGTTAAGGGTTCAGACTCACGTAAAAACAGAGTAGTTCAATCAGCTGAAAGTTTATTTCCTCCTGGTCAATTTAAGAGTAAAGTTATTGGTGGACCACTACCTTTCCCAGTTCGTAAATTTATTGCAGAAAGGGGATTGAAACCAAGACCATTTATTGTACCAGCGATAACACAAAATCAAGAATATATCCAAAATAGTTTAACAGAAGCCGCAGGTGAAGATATAAGTGTAGAGATAAACGATTTGGCTAAAAAATATGGAGCAGAAGTAATATTATGAGCATGGATTTTACACAAACACCGAGCACTCCAAATGGAACTGAAGCAGATTTAATTTATATTGTATCTTCATCTGCGGTAGACTCATCACAATTTAAGTATGTGGTAGAGTTACGAGATGTCAACGATACAGAATTGTTTAAGATTAAACAACCACCAAATAATGTTGGGTTAGGTTTGTTTGAGTTATCAAATATGATGCATGATTATACTGATTATGATAAACCATTCTTAATTGATACCATAACATATTCAGATAATAATAATGTAAAAGATTTTAGTGTAGTTGCATATTATGAAAGTGGTTCATCTATATCCAGTTCAGTAGCAGAAGATACAGGTTCAGCAGTTTCTCATTCGATAACTGTAATACCTGCAGTTGAAGAAAGGAATAACGCATTTAATTGGCAATCACAATCTTACTATGATGTAGGATTAACCAACCAACCAACTACTTTATATGCAAGACCTGAAGATTATGGAACAATATCACACCTAAATATTGGAACATCTATAATTGGATTTTTACGATTTAGGGTATATGATGCAAGTGGTTCTCAAATTGCAACCAAATCTTTTGGTAATACCACCGTTTTTATACCAGCACAAACCGAAAATCAAAAGATAATTCATTGTCCTTATGGACCACAAAACTTTGCAAATGATGCAACCTTAAATATATTGACAGGAACAGGTTGGGAATATTATACAGTTGAGTTCTTATCTCCATTAACAGCAGTAGAACAAACCTTTACGGTTTACCGAATGTCTGATTGTATTGAAGAAAATGGAGTTAGATTAGCATTTATAAATAAGTTGGGTGTATTTGATTATTATACTTTTGAATTGACAAGAACAAATAGTGAAAATTATACATCAGACACATACAGACAAACATTTATCCCTTACGAAACTGTAAATAATACTTTAACTTTTGACCCAACCAGACGTGGTGAAAGGATATACAATAAGAAGATAGAAGTGGCTGAAACAGCAACATCTAATTGGTTGACACAATCGGAAGCAGATTGGTTGGTTGAATTGTTTGAAAGTCCATCAGTATTTAAACAAGAGGGAAGTAACTTTATTCCAATTATTGTTTCCAACAGTAGTATAGATAGAAAGACAAATCCAAGAGGACAGAAACTATATAATTTAACAGTAGAATACAGATTTGCTCATCCAAAGAAGAGTAGGAGATAATATGGTAGATACGTTCATCAGAGTAACTTATGAAGGCACAGTATATGATTTAGATGTGCTACCTGATAGTCCAATTAGGTTAGATATTAGTGCAATAGAGAATGGAGCAATTGGTGAAATCTTTGGTGTATCATCACAAAACTTTACTTTACCAAGTTCAAGAAGAAATAACAGATTCTTCAAACATGCCTATAAAGTTGGGGTTCAGAATATTCCAGCTTATGGTAGTAGTGTTGAAGCAACTGTTATCAGTAACTCGGATGTGGTATTGGAAGGTTCAATGATATTGAATGAGATTATTAAGTTAAGTGAAGATAGTGTTAATTATGTAGTTGAGATAACTGATAACGTAGTATCTTTTAATGAAGCAATTAAAAATGCCACATTAGTTGATTTAGATTGGAGTGAATATGACCATCTAATAACCCCAGAGAATATAACAGGAAGTTGGGAGAATAACTTATTTGGTGGAGCAATCTTTTATCCATTAGTTAATTTTGGTACAGATGGATTAGAACCCACCCAAAGTGTTCCCCTTGTTGATGTTTGGGGACAAAGTGGAGTAGGTCCTATTGGATATTTTGATAATGGAAATACTCCATTACAAGCTCAACAATTCTCACCAGCAATACAGATAAGTGCAGTATTAGATAAGATATTTGAATATGCAGGATTTAATTGGACATCATCTTTTAAAAGTGAGTTTGATGAATTATATGTTTTACCAAGACAAAGTGATATTCTTGCAATAGAAGGAACAGGGTTTGCTGATTTTGGATTTATTGCTTATCCAGCACCAGCGGTTATAACTCAACCTGCAACTTGGACAACTTTACCAATAAATGCTGAATTATATGACCCAAATGGTTCTTATAATACCACAACTTACACTTATACCGTTCCACGAATAGGAACTTATGTATTTGAAGCAAGTCCAGAGGTTTATTTTCCACCTATGGGTAGTGGTGATACTATTGTATATGAATTTAAGATAGAATTAAATGGTTCACAACAGTTAGCTTACGGTATATTAAGAGAGGATGGATTTGCATCTAAACCTGCAACCACCGAAACCACAACTTTAAGAACAACAGCAAGAGTTCTTAACCCTGGTGATACCATTACATTAGAATATCAGGCAGGAACAACAGGAACACCAAGTGGAACTCCTGCGATTACTCCGGGTACAAGATTTAGAACAACTGAAACTGCAAGAAGATATGAAGATGGAACAATATTGGTTGGAAAACAATTTGACCCACAAACAAAGATAATTGATTTCTTAACTGGATTGATACAGAAATTCAATCTTGTCTTTGANCCCGTATATACCCAAAATAGGGTAATTAGAATAGAAACATTCAACGATTGGTTGTTGCAGGGTAAATCCGTTGACTGGACAGATAAAGTGGATAGAAATGAACCTATATCCATTAAATCACCCTTACAGAACCAACCAAAAGAACTTATTTTCCAAGATGAACCTGATAATGATAAAATATCAAAAGAAGTATTGGAAAATGCAGAAGAATTACAATGGGGAACGGAAATTATAGATGCGGTTTCAGATATACCACAAGGAACAAAAGAAGTTGGAACTTATTTTGCTCCAGTAGTATTAGAACCAGGAGAACAAAGTGCAGAACTACTTATCCCACAATTATATAAGTTTGAAAACTCAACTAAAACAACTTTCAAACATAAACCGAGAATAGGATATAAAGTTAGTGGTATATCTTTATCATTTGCATCAGGTTCAAAAGGATATATTGGAGAAAATTCAGATGAGATAACAGAATATGCAACTTTATCCAATTATAGAACTTTACCAACGATTGATGCGGGTGTAGATAACTTACACTTTAACCAATCATTTTATCCACCACTTTTTGGAGACCCAACAGTAGATAGTAATACTGCTTATAAAAAATATTGGCAAACTTATATTGAAGATTTATATGCAGATGATAATGTTATCTTAAATGCATCAGCATATTTTGAACCAACTGAAATCAATAATATTCAATTAAATGATAGGATATTTGTTGATGATGCGTGGTATAGAATAAATAAAATAAGTGGATTTAATATATCCCAACCTGATATAGTTGATGTTGAACTGATTAAATTAAGTAGTAGATATACTCCAGAAGCTCAACCACAAAATTGGGATTTTTCAGTTCTTCAACCACAAACCTTTACTTTAGATGTGGATTTAATTAACAATACCACATCATCTTTAACGTTGGTAGAAGCCGCAGCAATCAAAGATAGTTTCGGTGGAGAATATTATTTTAGAGAAAACAATGCACCTGCACCTTATGTAGTGTTACCAGCAAGTAGTACAAGAAACTTTACCACTACTTTAACATTAGATGAACAGAATTTTGTGGAAGGAGATGATATAGTTTGGGTTGCATTTATCTTCTTAACATCAGATTATACCAAAGATATAACACCATCAGTTGCACAAGCATTTGTAGATAAAGGAAATTCGGTAGGATTGAATACAGGTATAGGAAGTGAAACAACAGTAGATGTATTAGGGAATACTTTAAATTATTTCTACTTTACATTTAACGGAAACTCTTCACAATTATTTAGCACCGATGTAGTAATATCAGGTTCACATACATTGGTTCAAGTATAAAGGAATAGAAAAATGGCAACAGGAAGTATTGATTATAATAAATTATTAGACTATAAGTTTTTTCCAAATGTAGTAACAGAGTCTATAAGTTATACTGCTAACGGTGGAAGATTTTTTGATGTTTTTATACCAAATACATTTAATCAATCTACTGAAGCCGATTATAAAAATTATGGATGGTTTACTGATACAGGAAGTTTAGTTTATTCCGGTTCTAATATCATTGGTATTAAATTTTGGAGTGTTGGTAGTGGTTCATATGACCCATATCCATCATATTCAGCCGCTGAACCTCCTTTTTGTGGAGACCCTGGCCCACCGTTACCTAATGAAGAAAATATTTTATATACATTTTTCTCACAATCATCTGAATATGATTTAATTACAACAACAACTGCATCTGCACAAAATACAACAGTTGTTATAACAGGTAAATTATCAGAAGAGCCCCTAATTGATATTAGGCAAATGAATATATTAGAATATAGGGCATATTGTACTGCTATTGGTATTTATTGGCCAAGACTTGATTGGCAATGGCATGAATTATATGCGGATACAATAATTTCTAATGAAACAAATAGTTGGAGACTTAATGGTGTTAGTGGAAGTGGTCAACCTACTCTTACTCAAACATTAACGAGTTCAGTAGATAGTGGAAGTGGTGGAATAGTAAGTCTTGTATTTGAATATAATCCATCTGGTTCAATTACAGAAGGAAGTCAATCTACGATTGGTGTTAGGTGTTCTGAATGGAATAATTTTAATGATGTTTATTATTATACAGATGGTAATGTAACTCCTCCTCAATTTGAAGAACAATGGAGATTATTAAATGGATATAATACATTTGTTGGTGGAGCACCAACAGAAGGAAGTGATTTGCAATCAGCATTTCAATATGAAATCGCTCATATGCATTGGCGTAGAGGATTGAGTGTTGGTGAATTACAAACTATACATCAATACCATATAAGTGGTTCAGAACCACCACCATCACCATGTAGAACCAATTTATTTGAATTTTCAGGAAGCAATATAACATATAATCATTATTTAGATACTAAATATGTTGTTACTAATCTGTATGATAGTGTTGGGGATAAAATACAACCAAATACATTTACTGCTTATCAAAATTATGTGGATTTTGATTTTACCTTTCCAACAGAAGGTTGGGTTGTGGTTCAACCAGCAGATTATTCTCAATCATTTACATCAGTAACATCAGTAGATGTTTCACATAGTTTAGGAACTGAAGATATAATAGTAAATGTATTTGATACCAATGATGAATTGGTTAGTGGTGGAACAAGAACAATAAGTGGTTCAAATAATGTTATTATTGATTTTGGTACATCATCTTTTAGTGGTTATGCTACTATAATTGACAGTATAACTACCAAACAATTTACATCAGTAACCGANTCAATAGTAAATCACAATTTACAAACTAAAAATTTATTAGTTAGTGTTTATGATACGGCTGGTGAAGAAATTCAGCCAAATAATATACAATTAGTAGATGATAATACCATAAATGTTGATTTTGCATTTGCAACAAGTGGTAAAGTTGTTATTGATAGAGTTTGTAGAACAGATAGTCAAATAATAATAGGAACAGGTTCAGTAAATCAATTAGATACTGTTTGTGTTCCAATAACGGTTGGAACTAATTTTGAAAATATATTAACGTGGCAAGGAACAATAAACTTTGATTCTAGTAGTTTATTATACGAATCTGCATCAAATAATAATATTGGTTTAACTCTTTTCCAACCATCATCTGGTAATTTAACTTTTAGTTGGATAAGTCCATATCTTACAGGTTCAAATTTTATAAGTGGAAGCACTTTATTAGAAATTTGTTTTACTGGAATTGAAGCTGGAACAACTGATTTACAATTTACGGGTTCTCCAACTCTTTTGGAAATGAGTGATAATAGTGGTTCTATTATAGATGTAAATTATTTTACTGGTTCAATAGAAGTATTGTCAATATCACCGACAGATATATCAACAACTATTTATTTATATCAAACAAGTTCAGAAGCGGAATACTTTGATATACTTTATTCTCCAAACCCTGATGGTCCTTGGGTTATTGCATCAAGTGGTTCAAACGTTCCACTTTTATCAGATTATTCTTATACTTTAACAATACCAACAGGTTCTCAATACTTAAAAGTAGTTGATAAGAACCCTGCTGTATTCCCTGANTCATTTAGAATACATCCACTTACTTTTGGTGAACCACCAAGAGGAACAGTACCAAGTCCACCATCAACTATACCAACTCAAAGTTTAGGTGGNACAGTAACCTTAACCAACACAACTGGAAATGCTAATTCNGTTAAGTATGTTTATTTAGAGACAAGTTCATCAGTAACTGCATCAACTGACCAAATACCACCAATCATTAATATGAATGATGGAACATCTTATTTATTTACTATACCTGCAGTTAGTACAAGTGGTAGTGAAGCCCAAATATTAGAAGAATTATTTTTGGTAGTTGGTTTAGCTGGAAATCAAGTTGGAACAATAACTGGAAGTTGGAGTGATACTGGGACAAGTGGTGGTGTTTATCCTGCAGCATATTTATCAAGTTCTGTATATGATGGTGGTGATGATACTACTTTTATAAGATATGAATTTAATACTAATACATTAATAACATCTGAAAGTAGTATGAGAATTGTCGGTTCAGGTTCATTCTAAAAAAAGAACCCAATGCTATTGCATTGGGCTCCAAAAAGTAGAAAGAGTAATATTAACAATTCTTAAAGTTACTTTGGTCTCTTGCTAAATCAAGACAATGATTAAAGGACTGGGAGTTATAAGTAAGAGTCAATATTTCAGAAAAGTATTGTTTCCANTGNTCCCGTTCCATCTGTTTNAATTCTGGATAATTTGACTGTATCTGTAACTTNTTATTTAGGTAGGGCTTATATTCATCCCAATCCCTAATCTTGTCTATATTTGGTGTTCTGTCTTTTGGCATCTTTTAACTGTTTACGTTTAACTGCTGAAGGTTTATCATAAAATTTTCTATCAAAGACTTCTTTAATATGTCCTGATTGATTCATCTTTCTTTTAAATATTTTTAACATTTGTTGAATGCTATCTCTGTCTTTTCTTTCTACTGTTACTCTGTTCATAAATTCATTTTTGCTATTAATCGTTGGTTCGCTATCCAACTGTTCCAATTATTTCTGACACCAACATCCCAACCCATTATATCATAACATTTATTTATATCATTATTATAATCCTGTAAAATATAATTTAATAATTGTATTCTTTCAGTTGATTCTGATAAATCATATAGTTTGTCAAATGCTTTTTCTAATATAGATTTTTCAGAATAAGATGCTGGTATGTCGGTTTCGTTGGTTACTATGTTATCAGTATTAACTGTGTCTCCAACGTTACCAACAACATATTCATTTTTTAATAACTTTTCTTTAATGTGTTTGATTGCATCATTTTTAAAATCATCATTTGTTTTCATGTAGGATACTTTTATAATTATTTAATAAATCAGTATTAGTTCGTTGGTTATTGTTGGTTATTAAGTATAAGATACAAAAAATAATTAACAAATCCAAGTTATTCAGTAATTTTTTTTAACTATTTTATCATTTGATACTTATATCCCCCCTAGCGAAAGTTAAAAAAGAAAAAAAATAAAAAAAAGATGTTGGTTACCGGAACAGAAGATTATTTTTACGAGTGCGGGATACGGACGAAACTTTCAAGGCATACACTCAACTGAACGGGATTTGTTGTAGGACATACATTACATAAGTAATTGTTATCTACTTTCAGATTTATAACCAATAAATAACACTTTAGTATTATTTAACATACTATAAACCCATTGATATTATTGAAACTAAAAACGCATATTCATAAAATAAAAAAACCCCCACTGTCCGTATCCCAAAAACAGTGGAGGTAAAATTCAAAAAAGCTATAATGACTCTTTAATTACTTTCTTTCTGTGGATACTTACAATTATATATATAAAGAAACTAAAAAAACCAACAAAAAAAGTTAAAAAAGGAGTAACTTTTTTTTAGTTACTCCTACGAAACTCCTGATGAAAATAAAGATATATATCTGTATATATACAAATATATAAAGTGGTTAAAATTTATTTGGGGTTCTATACCATTTTCTTAAAAAAAATATATAAAAGTATAATAGGAGCATTATGGCAACAACTAAACTCGTTTACGAAGTTGAAGTAGATAGTGGGAACTCGGTAAGAACACTTTCCCAAATAGAGAATGAATTAGAACAGATAAATAGTGAACTAAAAGAAACTGATGTAAATTCAGAAGCATTTAGGACATTAAGTAAAGAAAGTCAAAGACTTGGTAAAGAATTAACCAATGTAAACAATTCTATACAGGGATTAGAATTAGGCGATAAACTTATGGCCCTGGATGGTGGAATTAAGGTTGCAGCCGGTTCATTAACCACATTAATTGGTTCAGTTGGTTTGTTGGGTATAGAAAGTGAAGCATTAGAAGATTTTGAAAAGAGAGCATTAGGAGCAATTGCAGTTGCAACTGGGGTAAAAGATTTATCAGAAGGGTTCGGACAACTTGCTCAAGTTATCACCAAACTACCCGCACCAACAAAGATAGCAACTGTTGCAACCAAAGCATTCAATACAGTATTAAGAGCAAATCCAGTTGGATTAATAGTAACGGGTGTAACTCTTTTACTTGGATTATTTGTTACCTTTAATAAAAGGATAAGAGAAACGGTATTACAATTTGAACCACTTAATAAGGTGGTTAATTTTGTAGCAGATGCATTAAGAAAATTAGGACAAGCATTAGGATTCGTGGCATCAGAAGAAGAAATGTTGGCAACCAAAACGAGAGAACTTGCAGCTGCAAATACTGAAGCATTAGAAAATCAATTAGCCCTTGCAAAGATACGTGGTGAAGATACGATTGAGTTAGAAAGAAGAATATTAAAAGAGAAGATAAAGGCTACTATCATGTATAGTGATGAGAGGAAGAAAGCGGAGTTTGAACTTCAGAAATTTGAAGAACAAGTTAGAGTAGATAGAAAAAATCAGCAAGAAGCAGAGAATAAGAGGATAATTGATGAAGAAAAGAAAAAATCAGAAGAATTAAAACGAATTGCAGAAGAAAGAGCATCAGCGATTGCAGAGATACAAAAAGCATCCGTAGTATCAGCTTCTGACCGTTTAGCATTGGATATTCAACAAGTAAATAACCAATATGATAGATTAGTTAAACTTGCAAGAAAGTATGGACTAGACACCGAAAAATTGGAAAAGGCAAGGTTGGCAAAGTTGGAAGAACTAAACAAAGAATATAATGACCGAATATTAGAGTTGGAAGAACAAAGATATACTGATATAGAAATGTTAAATCAGGATTTAGAAGCGTTGGCTATTAAGTATATCAATGATGAAGAGCAGTTGAGAAAGGAGAGTAGACAAAAAGAATTAGAAGATACACAAGAACAATTTGATGCACTTATTTTAGAAGCACAAAGATTAAGTTTAGATACTCAAAATATAGAGTTGGAAAGGTTAATTGCGATTGAGAACTTAAAAGACAGGTATAAAGATGAAGATGAAGCAAGACAGGCTGAATTAGATGCAAGACAAGCTGAATTAGATGCAGAAAGATTAGATAAAGCAAGAGAAGTGCAGGAGACGTTGGAGAATTTGAGAATTGGTGGTATTGATAATCAGTTCCAAAAGGAAACAGAATTATTAAACCAACAATTAAATAACGAATTAGAAAGATTAAAAGCATTAGGAGCAACAGAAGAACAACTTACTCAATTAAGAGAGTTCTATGGAGAGAAAAGAAAAGCAATCGCTAAAGCAGAAGCTGATTATGAAAAACAATTAGCATTCCAAAAGTTCCAACAAGGGGTTGATTTAGCATCTACTATAATAGGTATTGGTGAGAGTTTATCAAAAGAAGGTAGTAAAACCCAACAGAAGATAGCAATTGCATCGGCAGTTATATCTACTTTACAGGCAGCAACTACGGCATTGGCATCAGCACCATTCCCATTTTCGTTGGTGAATGTAGCAGCGGCACTTGCAGCTGGTTACGCTAATGTTAGAAAGATAAAACAAACTGACCCAACGGGTGGTGGTAGTATATCAACATCCGCACCAAATGTAGGAGCACCA